CACTCACATCTATTATTAACACAATGTATAACAACATCAGCATAAGGTTCTGTTGGTTTTATATTGAGATACCAGGAAACTTTAACTTGTTTGTAGTGTTTATTGGATTTGGTGATGATCATTTATTCTCTGTTGCACGTTCAAAAAGAAAATTGTTTAATGAGATGGTTTTAGCTGAAGTTATGGATGTTATTGGTTTAGAATATACAACTGAACTCAAAACACTAGCCACCGTTCCCCTAAGAAAACTTAAAGATTGTGAGTTTCTAAAACGTGGTTTTCGGTGGGCTGAGGAATTAGGATTAATGTTGGGTCCTCTAAGACTTGATGTTATACTGAACATTCCTCAGTGGACTAAAAAGGGCTCTCTTAAAGATGCCATTGTCGCTGACAATTGTGTTTGTTCCATGAGGGAACTTTCTCTACATAACGAACAAGTGTATAATGTTTGGATGAAAAAGATCTCTAGTGGCTTTGATCGGTATTATCCAAATCATAAAACATCAAAATCGTTGCGGACTCCATATAGTGTTATGCAAAAAGAAGTTATCAATTCGACTATTTGTTTTGGTACACCCGATGTTGCCTCTGAGGTGACTCATACAGTGGAAACACTGGATGAGTTAGACCTCTAAGGGGTTAATATCACCGACGGGGACGTCATTAAACATCCCTTTTTGTACGTTTATGCTTAAAACGTACAGCCAGGAGTGGTGACCTTAATATCACCCGTTTTTGCCCTTTTCGTAATAAAGGGCAGTGGCTGAAGATAGATCTTGGAATTCTATATAAAATCCGATTTCTTAAAAGGATTTCACTGCTTCTTCAGTAACGAGGACTGCTATTTAGCTTACTTCCAGGTGTCCTCGGTGGCACTCCCACCAATTACCAGGAAATTTCGGTACGGCTTAGAGATTTGAGTTAATCTCTTCTGCTTAAATAATAACTTGGAGAAAACAATACCGCACAGGGCGTTGACCCTACAGCAAATACCAACAACCATCCAGAGACAGTCGTCTCTGGAAATGACGAAGTTACAGCTGCTGCTACTACTGTGTTCACTAATGACGCAAATGTTGCATATGTTGCTACTTCTAATCCCGTCACCGTTCCAAGATTACTTGCAACTTCATCCAGCACTAATTTTGCTCAGGATATTGCTACTTTTCTTAGAAAACCTGTCATATTGTCTTCAGGACATTTCAGTATCGCAGATGTGACTAGTACTCCAGTCTTGACTGCAAATTTACCGTATGATGCAAT